ATGAGGTTTGTGAGGCAGCAGCTTGTTGAGTTTCCCAATCACCGTCATTTGTAATACGGCGTAACTTGGATTCATGTACAGCTTGCTTTTCAGCAGCTTTATTTTTAAGGAAAGTACCAGCTATATTAGCTATAGGGCCAATGAGAGCTTGTAACATAATACACTCCTTAAAGATAAAGCTAGGGGGCTACCGAAGCAACCCCCAGCTAAATAGTTGTTACTTAGGAACAACCAAGGTAAGACCAGCTTCAGGACGAAGTACTTGAGTACCATACAAGGTATCTGAAGTAAACAAGTTAGCAAGGAATTCTTGCTTGTACTGAGTCTGTGAACGCACACCTACCTGCTCTGCAAGAGTCAAGGCATCACGGTGACATAGTAGAGCACCTAAGCTATCTACAGTAGAAGCACTGTTAGCAGCAGCGGTTTCAACTACAGGGCAGTTAGTGCTGACAAAGATGTCAATACCATATAGCTCACCGATCTGTCCGCCACCTACTTTGCCATTGTTAACAAAGTCAGAGCTTACATAACGGTCAATGCCCATGATTGTGTTACGCACTGAAGGAGGTACAATAAAGCTACGTCCGTCCATAGGTACGTCTTCATCGTCTAGCTTCTGAATGATAGCTCTAAAGCCAGCATCAGTAAAGATATCAGCAGGAGTTACAGTGTCAGCAGCATAGGTAGTTAAACCATTAGTTGCATCTACAAAGAACGTGCCGCCATTGTTTAAGTAAGTAGTACTAGAAGTACCAGCAGAACCAAGGCCAGTAGCCAAGCTGTGTAGGTCTGTGTCTACCTGAGTAGCTAGAGCATAGCCAGCGTCCTCTGTGTAGAACTGACGTAGTGAGCTAAGAGCTTGTACATCTGTAATGTCTTCAATCAAACGTGAGTATTCAAAGTGCTTGTTGATAGCAATCTGTACTTCGCCTTCAGTAGCATTCTGTACTGTTACTGCAACGCCTTCGGCTTTAGCATGCGCTGCGCCACGGACAGGCTTAGGAACGTGAATGGTATCACCTTTCTTGCCAGCCATAGACATCTTCTTGACTAGGTTTGCTAGTACAAGGTTCTTCTTGTATGCAGCAATAATTTCATCACTCCAGATTTCTGGGATGAAAGTAGCTGCGCTTGTGTTGTCAACAAACCCGCCTGGGGCTGGATATGTGGAATCAGTCATAATAAATATCTCCTAAGATATATAGTTATCTAACCCGTTTCTCTGCGTATGCTTGCAAGATTTCTGGTGCAAGCTGTGCGTACCGATCAGGGTCTTTTTGCATAAGGTTAATAATGTCTGCGCGTCTGTAGATCTTCTTTGCAGCTTTCTCACCACTACCACGGGGATTACCTGTGCTGGCAGCTTTAGCAGTTTGTTTACGAGCTTGTTGCTCTACTTCAGCAGTCTGTTGTACTATGTTCTGTCGCTCTTTCCAATTACTGAAAAGTTCGTCTGCGGCATCGGTGTTGTACTGTTGATCTGCTTCAACAAACAACCTAGTCCTAGTTGGGGATGCTTGAATCCATTCAGCAAACTTAGTATCCTGTAGAATAGCTTCCATCTCTGGATGCTTACTCTTTAGTTGCGCCATTGCATTGCTTTGACGATACTGGTTTGTAACAGCTTCAGCTTCCTTTATCTTAGGATGGTTCTGAATTGCTCTGTTTACAGCCTCATTAGGGTCTGTAAAGAAGTCTATTTCTTCGTCTTCTTGTTTTGGTGCTTGTTCCGGTGTGAGTTGTGTCTGGATATAAGAGTCTACAACTTTTCTCAATTCACCTACTTCAGAACTCTGACGACCTAGTAGCTTCTCAGCTTCTTGGTGCATCTGTGCTAGTTCCGATACAGATTTATTTTGATACTTATCTGGAAGCTCAGGTTCCTGTGGTTCAGGAGTTGCCTGTTGTTCTTCTACTGGGGCTTCAAACTGACTTAACTGTTCTTCTACCTGTTGTTCTTCTTGTTCTTGACGCTCAACGTCTATAATCTTAGCCATTATTAACTCCGTACCTTAGTATTATGGAGAACTTTATTATAACGGAAGGGTTAACTAATACCTTGTTTCCGTTCGTATGCGATCTGTTTCACTCTGCGTTTAGCCCACTTATCATATGCATCAGGGAAGTCTCCACTGATACCTTCTAAGTTAGACCTTACAGGTGAAATAATACGCTTTGCGTCCAAGCCACAGCTGCACCTAGAAGTTGTGACATCGGACTTTACTAAATCTTCAAACTTCTGCCCACAAGGACATCTGAAATCAAACAGCCTCATCTTCAGGCTCTCCTTCAAGAGCTTGCTGATGTGAACTATCAATCTGTGTTTCAAGATTAAAGAGTGTACCTAGGATAGCCAATTGACCTTTACGGAAGTAAAGATTATTACCATCTTCAGTAAACTCTACTGAGTTGATTTGTTCAACATTACCTCTTAAATCTGAGATTAGCTGTTTCCAGCCTTCCGATCTAAACATAGCGAAGTAATTATCAAAATATGTTTCTAACTCTTTATTCATTGTATTTTACCTTTAGTTAAAGAATACGAGATGTACTTAAAGTACCTATACATTATATCATACTTTTATGTAAATGTCAAGAGTTATTTTAATTATTTTACCAGTGAGTACATTAAGGCAAAGAAAGCTGCCGGTACTACTAACAAAGCAATGAGTATAATAACTCCTGCTTCTTTGAGTTGCCTGATCTTATCTTTCTTATTCTTAATAGCTTGGTTTATTTCTTTCTGTCTAGCAACTCTAGCGTCAGCCATAGCTTGCATAGCGTTATCCCACAGATGACCATTGCCTGATACAAGGAAAATATCCTTAACTTCAGCTAAGGTATCTGAGATTTGCTTTTGTGCAAGCTGGTGCTGTATAGCGTCAGAGGCAGACAAAGCTTGAGTATTTTTAATTTTCTGTAGATCATGCTGTGCTTCCCCTAGAGAACCAAGGAAGGAACTGATCTGCTGTATATCTGAGGTAGCTCCTGCTACTCTGTTTAGTGCTGAAGTAGCAGCGTTTACCGTACTGACAATAGCTGCTAATTCAAGTACCATTAGCGGCCCCTAGCATTCCCAGCAGGCTTTCTCCTACTCACAGCCTTCTGTTGTCTAGTTTGTTTCTTCTTAGGTGGTCTTCCCACTTTAGACCCGTATGTACCTGTACCGTATGGCATTAGCTTCTCCCTGTTTTTGTTTTACGAGCTAGTGTTTGATTAGCTCTCCTTGACTTAGCACCGGAACACTTCCAACGCTTTCTTGATAAGTTGTTTGGTGTATTAGGGTCATTCTGCTTTGCTTTAGGCAGACGTTTCTTAATACCTAAACTACGAGCACAGTAACTGTCACCTTTGCTAGTTCCTGGCTTTACTCTACGACCACCTCCTTTAGCTGGGCCTGCTTGCCCATAACTTACTCTTCTTCCACTGGAAGTAACTTTTACTTTAGCTTTACCTTTGCGTGGGGCAACCATTACGCTGCCTTCTTGCTAACTGTCTTTTTGGCTACAGGTGTTTCAAGAAGTTTCTCTAGCTCCTTAATTTTATTTTCTAGTTGTGTAAACTTAGCATTAACTTGGTCTACTACTTCAGTTAATTCTGTTCTAGTTACTACCATTAGTAGGTACTCCTTGTAGTTGCAACGGTACTTGTTGCGGTGGTTGCTGTGGCTGTGTAGGCTGTTGTGTAGGAGTCTTTAAGTCAATCTCCTTCTCTTTCAACATAGTCTGAGCAATCTTCATTCTACGCTCAAACTCTTTATCGTCTTGATCCCCTGCTTTAAGGTTAGCTGTGATAGCCTTAATCTTGTCTATCTCAAGCTCCTGCGGCAGTAGCTGTGCCTCTATAGCAATCTTCTGTGCTCTTGACTGAGACTCCTGTGCTTGTCCTGACAAAGCATCTGTCTGTGACTGCTGGAATGCCATCTGTGCCTGTTGTACTGCTTGCTGTGCTTGCTGTTGCTCTGGAGTAGGCTGTGAGGCTTGCTCTGCTTGTTGCATCTTAGCAATCAGTTCTTCACGGTTGGACAGGTTCATGTTGTCAATAATAGATTGCAACAATGTGTTGTACACTGGAGACTCTTGAGGCATAGTCTGTAGTAGCTGTACAAGCTGTGTTACTTCGTACTCACGGGCAATAATACCTAGAGTAGAGGTGGTGTTAAACTTGTAGTCCTTGACAGGATAGTTCTCTGGATCAAACTGCATGTATCTATAAGCAGCCTTTTGTACAAATGGAATCAAGAAGGACTGCTGGAAGTTAATCAATGTACGCTTGTGACGCTTAATGATTGCACCTAGAGACATACTAATACCAGCGGCAGTAGAGTCACCATTGATACTACCTGCAATACCAGCGGAGTCTATAGCCCCTGTAGCAGTCTGTACCATCTTCTGTAGCTCTGCTGCCTGTGCAAAGGTAATCTGATTTACTTGACCAAAGTTAAATGGGAACAAGGCAGTTCTAGGGTCACCGTTGGTTAGTAGTATCTTTCCTGGCCTAACTTCCGGTCTAGAGCCTCTAGGGAGCCTTGTAGCGTCCATACCCATCATAGGGTGTACTGTTAGTGCCAGTGCGTCAATGCGTGCTCTAAGCTCAGTATCAAGTGCTTTTTGGCTGTTGTAGCCTTTCTCACATACACCACGACCCCAGAACTTACTAGGTACTACATCCCATGGGAATGCAACAATAGGTCTGTCCTGCATCATGTATGGGTTTTCTTCAGCTTTTAGTAGAATGCTTCCATTAGCGACAACAACGATAGCTTCCACAAAGTACTCGTCTTCATTATCTTCTTCATCATTACCTTCTAGTTCAATATCAGCAATATCTTCGTCTTCACCAAGCATTGCTTCCTGCTCACCTATCTTTAGCAAATAGCGTGGCACTAAACCATAGTACTTAGTCAGTCTAACCTTGTCCTCGTCAAAGGACGTAAGGTCTTGATCTGGCTCTAAGTCGTAGTCACTGGCTGCTTGACCTACATAAATGTCTCTGTATACACCTTGTTCCTGCAATTGCTGGACTTGGTGACGGGGTACAAACTCATCTACAGCTACACCTAGGGCATCCTCAATGGAGGTAGCTACAGGGTCTATAAGGAAGTTCTGAGGCATTACAGGGCGTAGTTTAGTGACTGTACGGTCAGTAATGTTTACACCTACAGCTTGTAATTCTCCACCCATGACAGGCTGAGTGGCTGGAGCCATCTCTTTTACGTCCTCAAGTATTATTTCACCAATACCTGTACCAAACACTGCACTGTTGATAAGACATTCACCTACACTCTTGCGTAAACCTACCTTTTCAAAGTCTTCATGCAGCTTTTGACGTAGATATACAATATCTTGGTTCTCTGGGTCTGCCATATCGTCAGTAATATCAAAGTACTTACCACGACCAAAGGTAGCTTCCTCTATTTCAGCTACACTGGACTCTACAGCTTGCTGTGTAGCAGGGCTAATGATCCTAGAGCGTTCACTTTTACGCATAGAGTCCTCTGAAGCCCAGATTCCACGCCATAGACGGTAGAATTCTTCAAACTTCTCTGAGTAGTTGGACTCATAGTGATCTCTCCAAGAGTCACACTTAGCCATTACCCAGTTTTCTAGGTGCTCATCAGTTGACAGTACGTCATTATCACCGTAGTCCATTATTTTTTACCTGTTTTGGCTGCTTTTTTGAATGCTCTTGCTGTAGGAGCACCTTTACTACCGGCTTTACGCATCTTTTCACCGGAACCCGCTGCAATACGTCTACGTTTAGCATGAATGTTACTGTACAAACCTTGTTTAGCCATGTTAATATCCTGTTACTGTGTCTAGTACCTCAAGATCATTGATCTCAAAGTCATATGTGTAAGCTACTTTAGCCAATTGATCTATGTATGCCACTGAGTCCACAAGGTCATCATGTGTCAATGGGTCTGGGAATTGAAATAGTTGATCCATAAACCTAGTATTCCACTCACCTTTACCCAATGTAATCTGACCATTCTCAAATCTACCTTGTAAGGCCCACATAATTCTATCAGTTTTCTTCCTGTTACCATGTGTAAGCTGCTCTACAACAAAGAATCTACCATTCTGCTTCATTAGATCAGTCAAAGGTGACATTACAGCTTGTTGAGATATACCACGTTCAATACCTACACTGATAGGTCTGTAGTCTCTTACTGCTTCAAATATCTTCCTTGCTGTATCCGCTAAGTCCCACCTACCATAGATGATGTTCTCTATGTGCCAGCCTTCTTCATTTACTTTAGCTATGGCTATGGATGATTCATCAAGTCTACTGTTCTTAGATCTTTTCTTGTTTACTTGCTCAAAGCCAGCTAAGTCAATGGCTATGTAGTAGTCACCTACATCTGGAGTCTCCCCAAACTTAACCCACTCCTCCTTAAACATCTCTGAGCCTCTTGCTTCAAAGGATGCCATAAACTCTTGACGGAATGCATAGGATGACATTGACTTCTTAGCTAGATCTATTTCCTCAGAGTCCAGTAGTTCATTGTCATAGCTTGTAAAGTGATAAGCTACATAGGACTCATCGTCCCCTAGCTCTGCGTATTTATACAACTCATAGAAGTGGTTACGCCCCATAGGTGTACCAATAAACAGTGCACCTCCTTTCTGGTCAGCTAGGGCAGGTCTAAGGATCTGCTCAAAGACCTCTGGCTTCATGTCTGCGTACTCATCCATCACTAGGTAGTACAGAGATACACCACGCATAGTCTCCGGTCTGTCTGCACCTTTCAATGATATAGTAGAGCCATTGATTAGTTTAATCTGCAAGTTGTTAATGTGAGCACTTACTATCACTTCCTGAGCTAACTCTAGGAGTGTTTGCCACATAATGTCTCTAGCCTGACCCTGTGTAGGGGCTACATAAAACACATTACCTTTAGTGGACTCTAAGGCTTTTACAATAAGTTTCCATGCAGCTAGTCTAGTCTTACCTGTACGTCTACCAGCAGCTATTACTAAAAATCTAGTATGGTCTACCCATGCTTGCTTCTGCCAGTCCAATAACTCAATGTTAAGACTTGTCATGTATTAACTTTTTTAACTGTTCCATCCTATCCTCATCCACAACTATTGTGTACTCAGTAGTAGACTCCTGTGGTTCAATATTACCATCCCAGTTAAGATCTTCCTGCTTGGCTAATGTTTCTTTGTATTCTTTGTTACCCATAAGTCCACATCACTGGTACGTCCGTAGGTCTAACGTCTACATGCACAAATCCATTAGCTACACCAATACCACTAAAGCCTAGCTCTATAGCTTTCTTAACTATAGTGTGCCTTTGTATACCTGATGATACAGCTATGTCCGCTGCTATGCCTTGGGCATGAGTTCCTGGTTTTATTTTACCTAATTCTATGGGGTGCTGTGGGGATCTATAGCCACTGGTGATTACAAAAGGAAAACCACAGGCTTCTCTTAGCTCATCTAA